ATTGGGAAGATTTTCCCTGAAAATGGAAGCGTCCGGCATTATGAGTGAGCCTCTGGGCGACTCTGGGAGCGATTCAAAGGAACTAGCCCGACTCAGGGACGAATCGGCTTACCGTGGTGTGCCAAACCCTCGTATTCACACAAAATTGACCGATTACCCCTCTCACGGCGAGGCGATGATCCGATTCTGCGAGGAAATCGGCTACGAACTGCTCCCTTGGCAACAATGGCTAGCTCATCACTCGCTGAAATACAAACCCGACGGCCGATGGGCTCATCCAGTAGTTACCTTGTTATGCGCTCGGCAACAGGGGAAATCTACGTTTATGGCTTTACAAATCTTGTTTAGAATCTACGTTCTCAAGGAGAAACTTCAAGTCCACACAGCTCACAAACTGACGACCTCGGCAGAATTGTTCTACAAGATTTACGGCATTATCGAGCAGACTCCCCGACTAGCCGCTGAGTTTACTAAGAAGCTGGAAAGTAAAGGATTTCAAGAGCTTCAATTCACCGAGGGCCGACGTTATATTGTGCGAGCCAATAACTCAGCCGGTCGAGGTATTGCCGCCCCTGAAACTATTCACTTAGACGAGGCTCGCGAGTATAAAGACGAGGATGTGTGGTCAGCCTTGCGTTATACCCAGATGGCTAGCCCAAATCCTCAAATATGGGTTTATTCAAATGCTGGCGATCAACATTCCATAGTTCTAAACAAGTTACGCGAAAGAGCGTTAGCCGCAATTCACGGCGGCTCGGATGATATTGGCTGGTTCGAATGGTCTGCGCCTCACGGCATCAAGTTTGATAACTCACCGGACTTCTGGCTAGGTGTCTGTCAAGCTAATCCGTCACTCGGTTACACAGTTCATCCGGATAACATTCGAGCCGTCTTATCAGACCCCGAAGACATTGTGCGCACAGAGGTTTTGTGCCAATGGGTCGATACCATCAATCCAGTCATCAACGCTTCCCAGTGGGACGCTTGTAAAGTTGAGGGACTTCGGCTCAACCCTGAGGCAGATACTTGGCTGGCTATTGATTTGAGCCCTGATCGTAAGCAAGCCGCGCTAGTAGCCAGTCAGAAACTTGAAGGCGACCAATTCCAAGTCATTCTCCTTCAGACTTGGCACAATCCTCAGAACTTGGATGATAAAGCTTTGGCAAATGACCTAGCCGACTGGTTCAGAAAGTACCCAGTCCAACTAATTGCCTACTCAGCCCGAACAGCGTCGGCGGTAGCGGCTAGATTGGCTCCAGCTGGAATTAGGACTGAGCCCATCGATGGTCTAGATTATGCTCAAAGCTGCGATGAGCTTCTTGGCGCGATTTCATCTCAGCGGTTAGCCCATTCGGGACAGGAAGAGCTGACCAAACAATGCCTGTCCGCCGTCAAATTGCCTTTCGGTGACGGCGGTTGGGTAATGGGTCGGAAAGTAAGTAACGCGGTCATCTGCGGAGCGATTGCTTCGGCGATGGCGACTCACTTCGCCACTAAATCAAATGATGGCGTCGATATTGTAATTCTGTAACACACCGCCCTTACAATATTAGGCAAATGGGTGCTATCCGCGACTTTCTATTTCCACAAGTAACCTCAGCCAAGCCTGACAAGGTGAGCGACGTTACCGCCGCACTAACGCCAGTTCAGATTTCAGATTCCGTTTATAACATTCTCGGCGGCGCAACAAATACGACTCGACAACTATCGATGAGCGTTCCGTCAATCGCTCGCGCTAGGAATATCATCTGCGGAACTGTCGGCTCACTTCCACTTGAGCAATATTTAAAACTCACCGGTGAACACGTAGATCCACTTCGCGTAATCAATCAGCCTGATCCTCGCGTTCCCGGAAGCCTTATCTATACTTGGCTCGCCGAAGATATTTGGCTTTATGGCGTCGGTTATGGTCAAGTGCTCGATATGTATTCCGCAACTGATGGCGGAAAGGTTCGCGCTTGGACTCGCGTAAGCCCTGACCGAGTAACAGTCGATACCAATTTCCGTAACACAATGATTGAGTCATACAAAGTGGATGGAATGGACGTCCCACTTTCGGGCGTCGGTTCAATCATTCGTTTCGATGGTTATGATGAAGGATTCTTACACAGAGCTGGCAAGACTGTCAGCGCGGCTGTGTATCTTGAGAACGCGGCAGTAAATTACGCCAAAGAGCCAGCACCTTCAATGATTCTAAAATCTAACGGCACAAACCTCACGGCCGAAAGAGTTTCGTCACTTCTCTCAGCTTGGAGAACTGCTCGACAAACTCGTTCAACCGCTTTCCTCAATGCTGATGTAGATTTGAAAGAGTTCGGTTACGATCCTAAGAGTCTTCAACTAGCAGAGGCGCGTCAGTACGTCGCGCTCGAACTTGCGAGAGCCGCAGGTATTCCGGCCTATTTCCTAAGTGCCGAAACGACCTCGATGACTTATTCCAATTCAATCAGTGAACGTCGTTCACTTGTAGATTTCTCACTTCGACCATTACTTACAGCAATTGAGAAGCGTCTATCAATGCCGGACTTCGTTCCAGCGACAACTGAAGTACGTTTCGACCTTGATGACTTCTTGCGCGGAAATCCTCTCGAAAGAGCTCAAGTGTATGAAATCCTAAACCGCATCGGTGCGATGAGCGTCGAGCAAATCCAAGAAGAAGAGGACTTGATCCGATGAAAATCAATATGCCAATGACCGTTACGGCGGCCGATACTGTCAAGCGCACAATCAGCGGAACTATTGTGACTTGGAACGAACAGGGTAATACTTCAGTTGGCCCAACTGTGTTCGCGGCTGATTCGATTGAAATGAAGCCAGTCAAGCTGCTTCTCGAGCACGACCGCACTCGACCAATCGGCAAGATGATGTCTCACGAAGTTACAGCCAATGGAATTGTCGCCACCTTCAAAATCGCGAACACTATGGCTGGAGAAGACGCGCTAATCGAGGCGACCGAAGGATTACGCGATGGCTTTAGTGTTGGCGCACAGATAAACGAATGGTCTAACAATAAGGGCGTTATGGAAATTACTTCCGCGACTCTTGATGAAGTTTCGCTAGTGACAGATCCAGCAATCGATTCGGCTCGCGTAAGCGAAGTCGCTGCTTCTGAGAACGAAGCACCTAAAGAAGATTCTGCTCCGGCAACCGCTGAAGCAGACAACCCAACCGAAGGAGAACAAGTGTCAGACACTACCGTTCCAGCTCCTGCCGAAGAAACGGTAGAAGCTGCCAAGGTTGAAACTGTTGCGGCATCACGCCCAGCATTTTTCACCACTCCGCGCCTTGAGTTCACAAAGGCGAAATATCTCGAGAACAGCGTTCGCGCTAAACTCGGTGATGACGTCGCACGTCAGTACGTTATGGCGGCAGACGACACAACTTCCAACAATGCTGGCTTGATTCCTACTCGTCAGTTAACCGAAATCATTAATCCACTATCAAATGCCGATAGGCCCGCGGTGGAGAGCGTTTCAAGGGGGGTATTGCCTGATGCCGGGATGTCCTTCGAAATCCCTAAGATCACCGCAGTTCCAACTGTCGGCGAAGAGGCTGAAGCGGCCGCAATCGATGAGACAGGAATGACAAATGAGTTCCTCTCTGTCTCGGTAAAGAAGTACGCTGGAGGTCAAACCTTCTCCGTAGAACTTCTCGATCGTTCCTCACCTGCGTTCTTCGATGAACTCGTTCGTCAAATGGAGTACGCATACGCAAAGGCGACAGACGTCGCAGTTGTGAACGGCTTGATTGCTGGCGGAACAGACGGCGGAAACCGCACACTTGATGCGGCTGGCCTACTTGATTTCGTTTCCGATGCTGGCGTTTCAATCTACGCTAATACTCTCGGATTCGCACAGAACATCATCGCATCACCTCAGCAATGGGGCGCGATTCAGAATCTAGCTGATGGCGGACGTCCTATTTACCAAAACCTCATCGGTAATATGAATCAGGGCGGAAACCTCGGCGCAGGTTCCGCAACTGGCAATCTTCTCGGCTTGAACTTCCGCGTTGATCGCAACCTCACCACAGGCTCAGGCGTTGGCGATAACACCATCATTGTCATCAACCCAGATGCTTACACTTGGTACGAGTCCTCACGATTCCGCCTACAAACAAACGTTGCCCTCAATGGTCAAATCGAAGTGGCTTACTACGGCTACGGCGCATTGGCTACAAAGGTCGGCGCAGGTGCTTATCGCTGGATGGTCGCTTAGTAATACTCAATAGTCTGAGCCAGTTTGCTCCCGAGCTGGCTTAGACCCTCTAGATCGAAAGGAAACGAGATGCCCTCAATAGTTACGGCTTCAGAGCTACGCACCATTCTGGGCGTCTCGTCTTCCCTATATTCAGATGCCTATCTCACCGACATTGTGGATGCTAGCGAAAATCTCGTTCTCCCAATGTTGGTCACATTCCAGAGCAGAATCAATAAAGTCAGATTAGAAAATAACGTCGCATACTTCGAGACTGCGACAATTCACGAGTTCACAGTTGGCCAGTCTGTGATTATTACCGGATGCGGCTCACCATTCAACGGAACTCACACCATTACAGATAACGAGATTTCAGATTATGTCTTCACAGTCGCAATCACCAATGCTGACATATTGGCAAAAAATATCGTCCCAGCCGGAAACGCTGCGCTCTCTGGCGCATCTACCTACGTCGGAAATCCCAATGCTGAAGCTGCCATTCTGGCTATCTCTGTCGAAATCTTCCAAGCCCGAACAGCCGCAGGCGGATCAATCGAAGGAATCGATTTCGCAGTAACACCTTATCGCCTATCTAAGAATCTTCTCGCCAAAGTAACTGGTCTTCTTGGCCCATATCTCGACACAGATGCGATGGTTGGATAATGCCAGCCAGCACTATTCTTTCTTATATCCGGACACCGCTGGCCACCGCGCTCGGGTCGGTATCTGCGAACGTCTATTCCTACGTTCCAGAGGCGGTTCAAGTGCCAGCGGTTATTCTTGTTCCAGACTCGCCTTACTTGGAACTCAACACAATCAATGACTCAACAATTCACGCCAAAATCAATATGACAATCACTTGCGGAGTCGCCTATCTTTCTAATCCAGCATCTCTTGATAATCTTGAACAGCTCATTCTTTCAGTTTTGGCAGTTATACCGGACGGCTACACAGTCGGCCCAGTCGAACGGCCTTCGGTTACGCAAGTGGGCGCGGTCAATTTATTGGTCGCAGATATTCGCGTTTCCACCTATTACACACAGACAAACTAAGGAGAAATAAGTGGCAACCACAGTCATCACCGGTCGCGACATTTCGCTATCTTTCACAGGTGGAACAGATATCGAAGCTCAAGCGACAAACGCTGTATTGACCAAGACATTCGTCCGCGAGACTTATCAGACACTCGACGGCGAAGCGTATAAGGTCGTCAATGTTGAAGGCACATTTCAGTTAGATATGCTCGCCGACTGGGGTAAGACAAACTCAGTATGCGAAGCACTTTGGACAGCTTGCGACACAAACCCAAACTCAGAAATCAGCATCACACTCACAGCCGCATCAGGCGCACAATTCGTTTTCCCAGTCTTGCCAGAGTACCCAACCGCTGGCGGATCTGGAATCGATGCTCAGACTGTCTCCTATACCTTCAAGGTAGCAAGAGGCGAAGTCACAGAATCATTTAGCTAAGAGATAGGAATCGGGAGCAATGAAATTATCAATCACAATCAAATACAGTAACGGCGAGGAAGTCACTTACAACGCTGGGCTACCTGAATGGGCCAAGTGGGAACGTAAGACTGGGAAGTCGATTTATTCAATGAAGGATATTTCGGCGTATCAGCAAGCGGATTTTCTAGATTTGGCTTATTTCGCTTACAAGCGAGAAGCGGCAGGAAAGCCGACTAAGTCTCAGGAAATCTGGGAGTTATCGGTCGAAGAGATGACGATTGGAGATGAAAGCCCAAAAGCTACGAGTCCGGAAGCATAAATCGCCTCATCGTTGAGATAGCGATAGCAACCGGAATCCCGATGAGCGAATGGACTGACATCGACCAAGTCCTAACGGCGATTGAGATACTAAAGGAGCGAAGCGGTGGTAGATGAGCCAATATCTTATGACCGGCGCGAACTTAGGTCAGTCATTGCCGCTTTCAAAGCGATGGATGATGAAGCTGTTGATGCGGCTAAACGCGAGAGCTACGCGCTGGCTCAGTACGCCGCTAACGAAGTCAAAGCCTACGGAGTCACTAGAACTTTCGGACAAGCCGTTGTCGATCGCATTACAAGTGGGGTTAGGGTTTCCAAATCCTCGAAGGTTGGCGAGTTCTCTTACGGATTCGCGACTCAACGTTTTTCGGGTGGAGGAACGACTCGCGACCTCTGGGCAGGTTATGAGTTCGGATCTAATCGCTATCGTCAGTTCCCTCGACGCACTCCCCGACAAGGTCGAGGAAATAGTGGCTATTTCATCTATCCAGCACTTCGTAAGATACAGCCTGAACTGATTCGCAAATGGGAAGAAGCGTTCTCAAAGATTTTGAAAGAGTGGGATAAATAATGGCCGGAAGTAGAACTCTCAAGCTCTCCATACTTGCGGACGTTGATAATCTCAAGAAGGAACTCGACAAAGGCTCGAAAGAAGTCGAGGGCTTCGGTGGTAAATTAGAAAAGTTCAGCGCGGCCGCCAAGGCCGCTTTCGCCGCCGCCGCGGCAGCCGCCGCCGCTTACGCGGTGAAGTTGGCAGTCGATGGAGTCAAGGCCGCTATTGAAGACGAAGCCGCCCAGAAGCGTTTAGAGACAGCTCTCAAGAGCGTCACAGATGCGACTGATGCTCAAGTCAAAGCAGTCGAGGCGCAAATCCTTAAGACCTCACTAGCTACTGGCGTCGCCGACGATAAACTTCGTCCAGCGTTCCAGCGTTTAGCAATCGCGACAGGTGATCTCACAAAGTCCCAAGAATTACTACAACTTGCTTTAGATATTTCTGCCTCTACTGGTAAAGATGTCGAGACTGTCTCGAATGCTTTAGGTAAAGCTTATGAGGGTAATACTGGAGCCCTAACTCGTTTAGGTATTGGTCTATCAGCTGCCGAAATAAAGACTCTGGGTCTTGAAGGCGCAATCAGCACACTTAGCGCAACTTTCGGAGGTGCGGCCGCTGAACAAGCTGAAACTTTCGAAGGCAAGATGGCGAGAGTTCGCGTCGCTTTCGATGAAGCGAAAGAATCACTCGGATCGGCCCTTCTGCCACTTATTGAACGATTCTTTACATTCATCACCGAGACGGCAATTCCTAAGCTTCAAGAGTTCAAGGAAGCCGCCATCGATCCAGTCATTAAAGCGTTCAAAGATAACAAGGCGGCAATCGAGGGACTTTACAATTTTGCCAAAGATGTTCTTGTTCCATTCTTAGGCATTACTCTGGGCAACGCTCTCAAGGGTCTAGCCTCAGTAGCTTCATTTATTGTCAGCGCAGTCTCAGCGGCTCTGAGAGCCCTCGAGCCAATTATCAACGCGGCTATTACTGGACTCAACGCAATTATTCGACTAAAGAACGCTCTGACCGGTGGCCCTGACACTCCGACCATTGGAAAAATCAGTTTCTCGGGTGCGTCTTCAAGCGGTGGTAATACTGTACCGACTGGCTCGCTTCCTAGCGGTTTCAAGCCAGCAGGAACGACAACAACGACGACAACTAGCATCACAACAACAACAACAACACCCACAGTCCCAGCGACAACGACGCCATCAATCACCCAGCTCACAATCCCAAGCGGTAACGCAATTCCTAGCAATTTCAACGTCGCAGGAGTTAGGGCGGCTGAGGAACGCGGCAACGTCATCATCAACGTCAATGCTCCTTCTGTTGTAGATCGCGAAGGATTTAGCCGAGCAGTCGTCGAGGCGTTGAACGAATCCAACTCTCGCAACGGCGGAGGCGGAGGCGGTCTTAGAGGGACGGCTCAAGTTCAATGACGGCTTGGAGTCCGGTTTATCGAATTAGAGTCAATGGCTACACAGTCACCGACGCAACCCTTAGCGGTCTAACTGTCACATCTGGCCGCACGGATATTTACTCGCAACCGGTGGCCGGTTATGCCAATCTGACACTTATCGAGACGGCTGAATCGTCAATCCCTTATCAAATCAACGACCCTATTACAATCGAGGTTCAAGATTCGAATGGGGATTATGTCAGTCTATTCGGTGGCAATCTGACAGACATCAGCGTCACAGTCCGAAGCTCTGGAACTATTGGAATGAGCCAAGTCGTTCAAATTATCGCAGTCGGATCATTGGCGCGATTGGCTCGGGCGGTTTATACCGGCAACCTACCTCACGAGTTCGATGGCACTCGAATCTATAACCTTCTCTCAGCTCTACTTTTCAATACTTGGCAAGACGTCCCAGCGGCTACGACTTGGGCAACTTATGACGCTACGACCACTTGGGCCAATGCTGAGAATTCTGGTCTTGGCGAGATTGACCAACCCGGCGACTATGAGCTTCATTCGCAGACCGACCTCAATGACACCATTTACAACATCGCTTCATTCACCGCGACTTCTGGTCTTGGGTATCTTTACGAGGACGCACAAGGCCGCATCGGATACGCAGACTCAACCCACCGAGGCGAATATCTTGCCACTAACGGATACGTCGATCTTGATGGCAATCACGCCATCGGCCCGAACTTGTCTATCGTCAAGCGAGCCGGTGACGTTCGAAACGCAATTACTATCGCATACGGCGCAACTGGAGCCTCGAGCGTTACCGATTCGGACCCAGACTCAATTACCCAATTCGGTCAATTAGCCTCCACAGTAACGACCAGCCTTCGCCATCAAGCTGACGCCGAGGCCCAAGCCGCCTTCTATCTCGGAATCCGCGCTTATCCTCAATTTGAGATGAAGCAAATTACTTTCCAAATTGGCAACTCTGAAATCGATGACACCGACCGCAATAGCCTTCTCAATGTCTTTATGGGCCTACCGCTGAACATCATCAACCTTCCGGCCAATATGACCAACGGCGAGTTTCAGGGATTCGTCGAAGGTTGGACTTGGACGGCCTCGCTCAATCGTCTAGAGCTGACGTTATATCTTTCGCCGGTAGCTTACTCGCTTCAGGCGTTCCGTTGGAATAACGTTCCAGCGGTTGAGACTTGGAATACCATTTCGCCCACATTGGACTGGCTCAACGCTACAATAGTCGCCTAGAAGGAGAACTAACTAATGGCTAATACGACGAACTTCGGCTGGGAGACGCCGGACGACACCGACCTTGTCAAGGACGGCGCGGCGGCTATCCGAACACTCGGTAGCTCTATCGACACTTCATTTGTCGATCTCAAAGGCGGCACAACTGGACAAGTGCTCGCTAAAGCATCAAACACAGATTTGGATTTCACTTGGTCTGCCGCAGACCCACTTTCAATTCTTGATGCCAAAGGTGATTTGATTTCTGCTACGGCGGCAGATACGCCGGCAAGATTGGCGGTTGGAACAGATGGACAAATTCTAACGGCAGATTCAACAACATCAACAGGATTGAAATGGGCTACATCATCAAGTGGTTCTGAAACATTGCTTTCAACAACTTCACTATCTGGTACTGCAACGACAATTTCCAGCATTAGTGGGGCATATAAACATCTCAGAATTTGGATTTATGATTTGGATATAACAACTGCAACTGCAGCACAAATCAGATTTAACTTTAATAGTGATTTAGGTAATCATTATAGCGGTGTTGTCGGCTCTATTCCAGGAACTATTTTAGATAAATCAAACGATATTGGTTATGTTACACCTGATAGAAATTTATCAACTGCAGCAACAGATTCAAGCATTATTTTAGATGTTTATCATTATGCAAATACTGATACTCATAAGCCATTTATGAGTAATGGTATTTATTGGGATGCAACCGCTGCAACTCTTGGTGGAGTTTTGACTTTTGGTGGTTATGCTTCAACTTCAGCAATCACATCAATTCGCATTTTTTCTTCATCAGCGCAATCATTTACAGGCACAGTTAAAATTTACGGAGTGAACTAATGAAAGTAAGAGAACACAATCTCCAAACTAATGAAATCATTGATAGAGACGCAACTGCTAAGGAAATTGCCGAATTTGAGGCAATAGCGGCAAAAGCACAAGCCGAAGCGCAAGCCAAAGCCGAAGCAGCGGCAGCCAAAGCTGCTCTACTGGATAAACTAGGAATTACCGAAGAAGAAGCGAAACTCCTTCTTTCATAATGCCTAAACTTTGTAAAGCTGGCCAACAACTTCGGGAGCAGATAGACGATGATTATCCTGATCGCGACCGTCGTAGCGATGGCTGGATTGCTGACGCTCGTCACTACGCTAATAACTCATCTTCTGACCACATTCCAAGAGATGGAATCGTTAGAGCTTTAGATATTGATGCCGACCTCTCAGCCCACAAGGAAGAGGCTTACGCGTTAGTTGAGAAGATTCGCAAGTGTGCCAAGCGAGGCGATAAGCGAATCAAATACATCATTTTTGACGGCAAGATTATGAGCTCGACTCTAAATTGGAAGCGTAGAAAATACAAAGGCCCAAACCCTCATAAGTCGCATTTCCATATTAGCTTCACAACTCTGGGAGACAAAGACGGCAGTTTCTTCAACCTAGAAGGAGACACAAATGAAAGAACTCAAATTGATGGCAGGAAGTTGGGCGAAGACATTCGTAGCGGCGGCCCTAGCGACTTACCTAGCAGTCGGCCTCGATGTAAATGCGATTGCCAATGCCGCACTAGCGTCAGTCTTGCCTAGCATCATCAACTGGCTCAATCCTTCTTACGAGCGTTACGGCAAAGTCCGGTAATGGCTCCGTCCGATATTGCGGCGTTTATCGCCTCAGTCCTCGGATCTATCGGCCTACTCATTGCCGGTCTGAGATATATCATCAAATTGGAGAATCTGCCCATAGTGTCGCGCCTTGATAAAATGGAGAGTCAGTTAGAATTAGCCCTCTCGACGAAAGTGAGCAGAAGTGGCACAGGCAAAAAGAGGGGCTAAGAAGCCAATCAAGAAGGTGGCTAAACGTCGCAAGACAACCAAAGACGTTCCACTTACTCGCCTCGACTTTTGGGCTATTGCCGCCAATGAGGTTTATATGGCTTGCCGTCGAGCTGGTATGGATGAAGGCACAGCTCTCGCTTTTGCTATGGATCGTAGTTCGTATCCTGATTGGATAGTCGATAACGGAAACCCAATGTTCAAGCCTTGGGACGAAGACGAGGACGACGACTAATTTACCTTCGCGAGGTCGAACTATTCGAGGCACTCAAGGCCATTTATCCGGACTTGACGCCACTATCAGCGACCGACCGAGCCGACGGCATTACCAGCGATTCCTATATTGAAAT